AAAAATAGAATTAAACGAGCAGCTAAAAGACATTGAAGGATTAGATACTACTATTGACTGGAAAAATACAGGAGATAACAGTTATGATGGTGAAAAATTAAAGCTGTTAGTACATGATGAATCTGGTAAATGGGAAAGACCAGATAATATATTAAATAACTGGAGAGTAACTAAAACTACGCTAAGATTAGGTAGCAGAATAGTAGGCAAGTGCATGATGGGTTCAACATCAAACGCATTAGATAAAGGAGGCGAAAACTTTAAAAGGTTATATGAAAATTCAAACGTTAATAAAAGAAACCGCAACGGCCAGACTAGCTCAGGATTATATTCTTTGTTCATACCTATGGAATGGAACTACGAAGGATTCATTGATAAATATGGAGTACCTATATTCGATACACCGGAAAAACCTGTAATTAGTATAGATAAAAGCGAAGTAGATATAGGTGTAATAGATTACTGGCAAAACGAAGTAGATGGTTTAAAAACAGATCAAGATGCTTTAAATGAATTTTATAGACAGTTTCCAAGAACTATGCAGCATGCGTTTAGAGACGAAACTAAACAATCTTTATTTAATCTAACTAAGATTTACGAACAAATAGATTATAATGAAGACATTAAACACTCAAGTCTAGTAACACAAGGTAATTTTCAATGGATGGGTGGGGTTAGAGACACAACAGTAATGTTTGTACCAAATAACAAAGGAAGATTTTTTGTTTCCTGGGTACCTGATAATAGCATGCAAAACAGAATGTTTTTAAAGAATGGGGCTAAGTATCCAGGCAATGAACACTGTGGCGCATTTGGATGTGATAGTTATGACATATCTGGTACAGTCGACGGTAGAGGTTCTAAAGGATCTTTGCATGGGTTAACTAAGTTTTCTATGGAAGACGTTCCGCCTAATATGTTTTTTTTAGAATATGTTGCAAGACCTGATAACGCAGAAACATTTTTTGAAGATGTATTAATGGCTTTAGTATTTTACGGAATGCCTATCTTAGCAGAAAACAATAAGCCTAGATTATTATATTATTTAAAAAGAAGAGGCTATAGAGGCTACTCAATAAATAGACCTGATAAAAATTATAATAAATTATCTGTTACTGAAAGAGAAATTGGAGGTGTACCAAACTCTAGTGAGGATATGAAGCAAGCACACGCTGCCGCAATAGAAAGTTACATAGATTCTTACGTTGGATTTAATAACGATGCTTATGGAGATATGTACTTTTTAAGAACTTTAAATGATTGGTCTAAATTTAATTTAAATAATAGAACAAAGTTTGATGCATCAATTAGTTCTGGCTTGGCCATAATGGCTTGTAATAAAAATAAGTATGCTCCTTCGGCTAAAAAAGTTTTTAAGCCTATGAGTTTAGGAATAAAAAAATATAACAACGATGGCTTTACATCAAAAATAATTCAAAAATAGATGGTTTACACAAATTATAACAGTTCATTCCCAGATCAGGTAGTACCAGATTCAGTAAAGAATAGTTATGACTATGGATTGCGAGTGGCTCAAGCCATTGAAAACGAATGGTTTAGACAAGATATAGGTGGTGATAGATATTTACAAAATTATCAAAACTACCACAGCTTAAGATTATATGCTAGAGGGGAGCAGCCTGTTTCAAAATATAAAGATGAATTATCTATTAATGGTGATTTGTCTTATTTAAATTTGGATTGGAAAATTGTCCCAGTAATTCCAAAGTTTGTAGACATTGTAGTAAACGGAATGACAGAAAAAGGTTATAAAATAAAATCTTTTGCTACAGATCCTTTTGCATTAAAAGAAAGAACTAGATATGCGGCAAGCATAATGGAAGACATGTACTCTCAGTCTTTTGTTGAAAACATTAAACAATCTACTGGAGCAGATCTTTATAATACTTCTAATCCAGAAAATCTTCCAAAAAGCAAAGAAGAATTAGATTTAGTAATGCAATTAAGTTATAAGCAAGCTGTTGAGATTGCAGAAGAAGAATTAATAGAAAATGTTTTTAATGCTAATAAATATAAAGAAGATCAACGACGTATTGCATATGACTTAGCAGTACTAGGTATTGGTTGCTCAAAAACAAGTTTTAACTTATCAGAGGGCGTTACAGTTGATTATGTAGATCCTGCTTCAATAGTGTATTCTTACACAGAAGATCCAAACTTTGAAGACATATATTATGTTGGAGAAGTTAAAAACCTGAGCTTAGCTGAAGTTAAAAGACAATTTTCTAATTTAACAGATTCTGAATTAGAAGAAATACAAAAATTTAAAGGGCCATCTCAATATAGTAATTATGTAAGAAATTTTGCAGGAGGAGATGATAGTAATTTAGTATCTATATTATTTTTTGAATACAAAACTTATACTAATCAAGTTTTTAAAATTAAAAGAACTGAACAAGGTTTAGAAAAAACTATTGAAAAAGATGATTTATTCGATCCGCCAGAAAATGATAATTTTGAAAGAGTTTCTAGAAGTATAGAGGTTTTATATACAGGAGCTAAAGTATTAGGAATGAGTAGAGTTTTAGATTGGAAGTTTGCAGAAAATATGACAAGACCTTTTTCTGATACTACTAAAGTTAATATGAATTATTCTATTTCTGCACCTAGAATGTATAAAGGTAGAGTTGATTCTTTAGTAAATAGAATAACAAGTTTTGCTGATATGATTCAGTTAACGCATTTAAAATTACAACAAGTATTATCTCGTGTAGTCCCAGATGGTGTATATTTAGATATGGATGGGTTAGCTGAAGTTGATTTAGGTAATGGAACAAACTACAACCCAGCAGAAGCTTTAAATATGTATTTTCAAACTGGTAGTATTGTGGGTAGATCATTAACACAAGACGGTGAATTAAATAGAGGTAAAGTTCCTATACAAGAATTACAATCTTCTAGCGGTCTTGCTAAAATTCAAGCTTTAATACAAACTTATCAGTATTATTTACAAATGATAAGAGATACAACTGGATTAAATGAAGCTAGAGATGGAAGTTCTCCAGATAAAAATGCTTTAGTTGGATTACAAAAAATGGCTGCGGCTAATTCAAATACGGCTACAAGACATATATTAAAGTCTTTAATGTATATAACTATTAAAACTGCAGAGAATATAAGCTTAAGAGTAAACGACGCATTGCAGTTTCCTTTAACCCGAGAATCTTTATTAAGCAGTATAAATACGTTTAATGTAGCAACTTTGGAAGAAATTGAAAATGTATGCTTACATGACTTTGGAATATTTTTAGAACTTGAACCAGACGAAGAAGAAAAAGCGCAATTAGAACAAAACATTCAAGTTTCATTACAGCAAGGTAATATTGATTTAGAAGACGCTATTGATATAAGACAAGTAAACAATCTTAAATTAGCTAATCAACTTTTAAAAGTAAAAAGAACTCAAAAACAAAAAAGAGATCAAGAAATACAACAGGCTAATATAGCTGCACAAGGAGAAGCTAATGCAAAAGCTTCTGAAGCTGCAGCGCTAGCAGAAGTTCAAAAAGGGCAAGCTTTAGCTGAAACAAAAATGCAATTAGAAAAAGCTAAATCTGATTATGAAATACAAAGAATGGAGCAAGAGGCTTTAATCAAAAAGCAATTGATGGCAGAAGAATTTAATTATCAAATGCAATTAGCTCAAATTCAGGCGCAAGCAACAACAAGAAAAGAACAAGAAATAGAAGATCGTAAAGACGAAAGAGTTAAAATACAAGGCACACAACAATCTGAACTTATAGATCAACGTAAAAATGATTTATTACCAAAAAACTTTGAATCATCAGGTAATGATAATTTAAGTGGGTTTGGTCTAGAACAGTTTGGCCCAAGATAATTTTTATTAATTAATTTTATTATATCATGTCAACAGAAGTAACACAAGAAGTAAAACAAGAAGGGGAGTTTAAAATAAAAAGTAAAACTCCAAGATTTAAAGATTTAGATAAAGTATCTAATGTAACAAAGATTGATTTAAGTAATCTTCCAGAAAAAGAAGAAACTAAAAAAGAAAAAACAGATGCCATTCAAGAACCCAGCACAGAGGAAAGCGTGTTACGCACAGAACAACCCGGAGTGGGATTGCAAGAAGTGGGAGAAATACACGAAGAGCCCGTCATTACCAGTGAGGATGCTGCGGAAAAAGTAGATACTCCGCTACAACAAGTAGAAGAAACAACAGAAATTAAACCTAATGTATCTGCTCAACCAGAGGCGGTTGTTAATACGCCACCTCCTGCACCTGAATTACCAGAAGGAATAAATAAACTTTTAAAGTTTATGGAAGATACCGGAGGTGATGTACAAGATTACGCTAGATTAAATGCTGATTATTCTAATGTAGATAATACTACATTAATTAGAGAATATTATAAACAAACAAAACCTCATTTAGATTCAGAAGATGTAAGTCTTTTATTAGAAGACTTTAGTTATGATGCAGAATTAGATGAAGACAGAGATATACGCAAAAAGAAACTTGCGTTTAAAGAAGAAGTTGCAAAAGCCAAAAACTTTTTAGAGGACACTAAGAGTAAATATTACGAGGAAATCAAGTTGAGGCCCGGCGTAACTCAAGACCAACAAAAAGCTACTGACTTTTTTAACCGATACAAAGAAGACGAACAAGCTAACGAGCTCGTCAGAGAAAACTTTATTCAAAGTACTAATAATTATTTTACTAATGATTTCAAAGGTTTTGATTTTAAATTAGGAAATAAAAGTTTTAAGTACGGTGTTAAAGATCCCTCTGTAGTTGCTGACAAGCAGAAAGATTTATCTGAATTCGTAGGGACGTTCCTAAACAAAGATGGTAATATTAAAGATCCTGCTGGTTATCACAAAGCTATTTATGCCGCCAGAAATGCGGATACTATGGCAAGTCATTTTTATGAGCAGGGTAAAACCGATGCTATTAAAGAACAAATTGCTAAATCTAAAAACATTACAACAGAAGCTAGGCAAGTGCCTACTGGTGAAATTACTTTTGGTGGTATGAAAGTTAAAGCTATTAGCGGAGTAGACTCTTCAAAACTTAAAATTAAAAACAGAAAATTTAACAATTAAAAATTAATTAACTATGGCAAATGTCATCCCCTCGTTTGGGGCAATTACACCGAGTCAACAACAACAGGCTCTTTCAACAAATTATTTACAATTCAATAACCCTGCTGGGGCGAATTTTTCGTCTTTTGCACAACAGTATCTTCCTGAGATATATGAGCAAGAAGTAGAGCGTTATGGAAATAGAACTCTTTCTGGATTCCTTCGTATGGTAGGAGCAGAAATGCCTATGACTTCAGATCAAGTTATTTGGTCAGAACAAAATAGATTACATGTTGCATACACTAACGTTACTAAAAATGTTAATGATGTTAGTTTAAACATTCCACTTAATGCCGTTGCTGGTCCCCTTTTTGTAGATAACGTAATTTCAGTACAAGATACTATTGTTATTATGAATCCAACAACTGGGCAAGAAGTAAAAGCTTTAGTTACCGCTAGTGTAGGTTCTAATGCTGCTGGTTCTGCTAATGGAGTTATTACTGTAGCTACTTATACTGGTGCAAATTTAGCAACAGCTTTAGGTTCTGCTGGTGTTGCTCTTGCTGGTCTTAAAATCTTTGTTTACGGTTCTGAATACAGAAAAGGAACAAATGATAATAACATTACTAGCATTACTCCTTCATTTACTCAATTTAGCAATTCTCCTATTATTATTAAGGATAGATTCGAAATTAACGGATCTGATATGGCTCAAATCGGTTGGATTGAAGTAGCTACTGAAGATGGAACTTCTGGTTACCTATGGTATCTT